AATGACCCTGTAGATGCAAAAGATGTTGTAAACAAACAATACGCAGATACATTTATAAAACGAGATGGTTCTTTAGCCATAACAGGAGATTTAAACGCAGCAGGAAATAAGATTGGAAGTTTAGGAGATGGTGTTGCTGCAAGTGACGCAGTTAACAAAGGACAGCTAGATGCAGGTATAGCAAACGCAAACGTAGCTATAGGTCAAGCATCTAACTCTGCTGCTGCTGCTTTGACAAGTGCAAACAACGCTGCAACGTCAGCAAGTCAAGCTGCTAGTTCTGCTACTCAAGCAGCTAACTCTGCCACTACAGCACAGAACTTAGCAAGAGCATCAATATTTGTAGGTTTTCAAAGATTAGAAAGCGGAATGTTACGAATGGTCTATAATTTGGCTAGTGACGCAAACAGTGTGGTTTACAAAGCAAACGACTTCATTCAGAATGGAGCTAGTCACGCTTATTTTTTAGGCGAAGACGTACTTAGTAGCACTGCCCCTAATGCTCCTAAGTTTTCACTGGCTGCTAATACTACTGCTAATTTAACAGCAGGATTAGGCGGACACTTAGTTCTCGACATTTAACTATGGCACAAATTGATTTAGGTAAACTCAAGTTTAATTGGAGAGGAGCTTGGGCTACTGCCACAGCCTATGAAGTTGATGACGTAGTTTCTTATGGCGGTACTTCTTTTGTTGTAACAGTAGCAGTACCTAGCAGTAACAGCACCCACCCAAAAGCAAATAGCAGCTTTAGCTATATGTCTACTGGCTTTGAAATGAAAGGAGCTTGGTCAGGTTCAGTAACATATTATAGAGGAGAGATAGTTTCATATAACAACGCTTTTTATGTAGTAATAGTTGATAGTAATGAAACAGTAAAAGCAAATAGTCCTGCTAGTCAAGTAGCTAGTGGTCAAATGGCATTATTTAATAATGCTCCTAGTGCAGATGTTTTGACCTCTTCAGGAGATATGGTCGTAAGAGATAATGATGGAACTACAAATAAAAGATTACCTATTGGAGCTTTAAACTCAAGACTAACTGTAGTTGATACACCAAACGAAGACTTACCGAATGAAAATAATTTTGTATATCAGCCAGTTGATATATCATCTACATCAAGAAGTGCATTTTTAGTTGGAGATGATAACGCTGCTTATGCAAATCCCACCTATGTCGTAACTGTTGCAGCAGTAAGTGGTCAAAACCAGTTCCATATGAGTGGAACAGGTATTACAGGTACAGTTGAAAGACCTACTATTGTAGCGAAAGTTGGTCATGTAGTTACTTTTGATGTAAGTGACGCAAGTAACGCAGGTCATGTTTTAGCTTTTACTTGGTGGACAGGTTCGGCTTATCCTGCTTTATATAGCGAAACACAGGCAGGAATAGTAAGAAGCGGAACAGCAGGACAGGCAGGTGCAACTATAACTTGGACAGTTAACGCAATAGGTTTAAGAATATTTAGATACTATTGCAGTCAACATAGTGCAATGAGTGTCGGTTTAATTACTAATGGTTTCACATCTCCAAGTACTCCTACTATTTATCGTGACCCTTACAGTACAGCAGGAAGTTTAAAAATATCTAAAGGTAAGTCTTATACATTTACTTTCCCTGCTGATGGATTAACTTACTCAATTAAAGATCCTAACGCATCTGGATATAGTGGAGCAGGTTCAGCAGGAAGGATAACAGACGGTACAACAATTCCGCAATCAGTTACAAATGGCGGTTCAATTACATATACCCCTGCTGCTGATACGTCATTAAGTCTAGTTGTTATAAGAAACGAAGCTAACCAAGCTGACGTTGTAAACCTAACCTTAACTGACCCTGCAAGTGAACCTGCTTGGACAGATGCAGGTAGTACTTATAAAAAAGCAATGCCTTCTATGGAAACAAGAAGGAAATTACCATATCATCATTTTGTAAATCAAGACGTTAATAATTACACAGAGTCAATACTGCCTTTACCTTCATACTTAAAACAATCAGGTCGTGGATTTAAATATGGCACTCCTTGTAATGCTTACAGACAAGGAGGATATATAGACGTAAAAGGAGAATATCATCAGTGGGGAAATATGTACTATGACGGAAGTGGTTACTACTATGGTGCAGGAATAGGAACAGGAAGTACTATTGGTGGTTCTAATGATTATCCATATAGAAGTAACTTCCGTACACCTTTATGGTGGCAAAAAGCGTTAGCAGGAGATAGCACTTACGCTAAATTTTTAACAGATATAAATGGTAATGATCTAGGTTATTTAGATGCTGATGGTGTTCCACAAGTAAATCTTCCAAAGATTATGCAAATCCATAAAGGAAGTGCTAAAGCATACTTCCTGTATGAAAATGGCATGGTTAGTTGTTCTGGTTATGGTGCTGATGGTTTAAAAGGAGATGGAAGTACAGCTACAAGATATTATCACGTTCCAATAAAGTTTTACGATAACTCTGGTACTGAGCTAACAGGTGCAAACTATCCAAAAATTACTCAGATGCACATATCTGATTCTCATACTATGGATACTACAGCAGCCGATTTTAATGGTTGCTATTATTTCTTAGATACTGAAGGTAAGTTATACAGATTTGGTTATAACAGCTATGGTCAGCTAGGAGATGGAACTACAACTAATAATTACTTTAATAGGCAAATGCCTATGAGTCTTTTTGGTGGAGAGAAAATTGTTTATATAACAGGTACAGGTTATCAGTATAACTCTATGTATGCCATCACAGAAACAGGTAAACTCTGGGGTTGGGGTAGAAATGCTGATGGTCAGTTAGGTCTTGGCAATACGACACAACAAGTAACACCACAACATATAACAGGTGTTTCTGGTTCGTTGTTAGAAAACAAAAAAGTTGTTCATTTGTTTGCTTCACAAAGAGGTAATGACGTTTCTAGATGTTGGGTATTAACTGACGAAGGAGTTGTTTACTTTATGGGTCAAAGAGAATCACATGGTATTAGAGTTGGTGCTTATAACTCAACAGCATCTACTACGCAAAATACTCCTATAGGTTTAACAAATGCTTCTACCTTATGGAACAGTAATAACCAAAAAGTTATCTATATGTCTATAAGTGGTGGTCGTTATCCTGTTCTGCATTTCATAACTGATGGCGGTAGTACAGGCCACGCACAAAAGATATACGCTACAGGTAGTAACAACTATGGTAGGCAGGGAACAAATACTTCTACCACTTCAGGAGAAAGTACTTCTGCTCAAGGTAACTGGTTTGGTGCGGAAATTAAGTTTAGAGACTTTGGAGATTACGGAGGTAATGCCAACAACAGCAGACCTAACGAAGTTACAGATATGACTTTAGATAGTTTGCAGACAGGTTCTAATAAGAATAGATTTAAAGTTGGTAAAATAGTTACAATAATGTCTCATTGTTATTCAGATGAGACTTACGGAAGAACGGTAATGATAGATGAGTATGGTTCTATCTTCTACTGTGGTTATTGGGCTTACAATATGCAAGAAGATTTAGAAGATGATAATGAAGACAACTTTGAAACTACTCAAGATTATGTAACTTCATTTATACCTTTATTTAACCAACCAGAACCTATAACTCCAAATGGTTATTCTTTCGTTGGGGCTACATATAGTGAATCTGCTTGGTTACTTATGGGTAAAAGTGGTTACATATATACAGGAGGAGCAGACACATGGAACCAAGCAGGAACGCCAAGCAGCTTGCATGGTTTCTTCCACCTACGTGAAAACTGGAACACTTAATTATGACAGCACCAACTTACACTAAATTTTATAAATACGCTTTAACAGGTAAAGCTGAAGCGTGGGGAGCAGGGCTATCTGAGATTGACCCTACTAAACAAGTAGCATACGTTTGTCTTGATACAGATGGTTATTTATTAGCAGTAGATGGCTTTGACCCTACTAACTATACAAATAGCACCTGTACTCTAACTGAAATTACAGATTCTACTGAATTGGCTGCTTGTAAAAAAGCAATAGGAATTAGTTATTAATAAGTGGATTACCCACAAATTGATATACCAGAAAGTTTAGTACCGCCTAAAACAATTTTTTATCCACCTGTGGCAGACGTTCCATATCTAGACCCTTTACTTCTTCCAAGTCTGGAACAAGTTGAGTCGGGTCTGGGAGGTCAGGAATCTTCTGCTGAAGAAGAAACAACATCTTCAACGGAGGAAGCGTTAAAACTAACACCAGAGACAATACCGACAAACCTGCCAAACCC